TTTCAGCACCTTCCTTTTTCTTAAGCTGCTTATTGATTTCCGCAACCGCCGCTTCGATAAGCATGTCCATCTCGATATCAGATATTGATATGCCTTTCTCATTGAGCATTTCAACGATGTTTTCCTTGACCTTCGCAAGCTTTTCTTCGCCGTGTAAATCTTTATACAGCTGCTCCGCTGCGTTGACACAAGTTTTCACGACCGACTCTTTAGTCTTGTCGGCGGAAAGCTTCGAAAGAATCTGCTTTATCGCGATTCCGATGAAGCCGAGCACCGCCGTTAAAACGGTGTAGATCAATGTCATACCGTACTCCGACCAAAATTCTGCAAACATAAATGTGACCTCCTTATTTTTCGCTCATACGGCTCTCCAAGCCGTCTATCCGATGGTGTGCTTGTTTCGCGGACGATTCAACAGAACTCAGTCTTTCAACGACTTCCCTTATGCTGTCATCCTGCTTTTCTTGCTTTCGTTTGATGTCATCGACACCGCTTTTTATGTATCCCAGCTCCGTCAAAACAACACCGTCTTTCTTGCCTTCGTCGCGGTTGTCGCCTTTGTTGTTTCGCTTATAGGCTTGATACCCAAAGATAATGGCGCAAACCGTCCCGCATGCACCTATTGCGGCTAAAAAAACTTCCCACACACTCATCCCGTCACCTCCTCGAAATAAATGCCCACAAGCTGCGACGGTACATACTGCAAGATAGTACCTTGACCGTTGCTGTCGTCGCGTATGCACTTGTATGTTTTGCCGCCGTCAACATAATATAGGTCTTTGTAATACCTCATGCCAGCCGCCGCCGTGATAGGATTATCAATTGTGCCGTCTTCGTCTACCGTCACACGTTCCCAGTGTGCGGGAGTCACACTCGGACGCCATGTGGGATTGGCGAATATAGCGTTGTAACAGCGATATAAATTCCCGCCGTCGCGCACCCTGTCGCCGATAGAATAATCTTTTTCGCCGCTCCACGGTTCAAATAGGCTGATACTTGTAAGAGCTTCGGCGTTCGTCAGCTTCGCGGCAGCTTTTGTTATCATCTCGCGAAAGCGTTTTGCCTGCGTCCTCGTCATATATCCGCACCCCCTGTGATGATATCCAGCGCCTCGTCCGCCGATATGTCCTCGGGCGGCTCAGCGGCTGTCCAGATTTGCTTTATCTCGGATTCCGTCTCCGTCCATGACTCGGTGTAATACCCGCCGTCGGACGGATATTCCGCCATGATTATCGGCTTGTAGCCGTACTGCAAAAGCAATGCGGGGTCGTTGGTAAAAACATCGCCATTTTCTGTTTTTATCGGTCGTGGTGCTCCTCTGAGCTCGCCGTCCACAAGTTTTCCGTATATCATTTAATCACCCCCACGTAAAAGAACCATTCCCTTTATTGTAAAAAGATTTTCGAGAAACCAAATCAAACATACATGGCACGCCGTCAGCGTTGAGGCAGGGCACAAAGTCCTGAATAAGCTCGTCGCCGCTGTAATGCTTGCAGCCGTAGATTCTACCCTGAAAGTATGTACCGCCCACACCTTTTGCCCTGAACAGTGCCATCGTCACCGTTGAAGTGAAATCGGAAACGGAGAAGGTTTTTGAAAACACCGCCGTTCCGTCCTCGAGCTCGGCTTTCATTTCTGTTCCCGAGAGCGTGACTATGTAAATCTTATCCGTAGTTAATCCTTTCCAAGAGATTGCCTCGGGGCGAGCGTCCATTCGAAACAGAAATCTTGTGCCGTCATAGCCGTCCAAATATGTCGTAAATTGGTCATCGGAATTAACATCTGTCCTGCTGCCGATGAGCGACGCGCCCGTATCCGTAAACACGTTGATTTTTATTTTTAAAACTGCCTTAGTATTTTGACTCGGCGCAACGCCCATTTCTATCCACTGCGCGCCCGAGGACTGCAAATAGTTCACAGGAGTGTAATTTGACGGCAGTCCCTCGGAGTGTTCCTCTTTCTGAATGGCAGAAAGTGCTCTTCGCCTGTTCATGTGCCCTCACCGACCTTCTGAGCCGCCAGAACCTTGTCCTTGAAGCTGAGCTCCCACGTCTCGCCGTTTTTGAAATCGGGAGCTGTGCCGATATATTTTGTCTCGACGGGAAGTGTGACGGTGATATTGCCGCTCTCGGCAAAGGTAAGCGACATCCAACATTCAAAACTGCCTGTCGGATAGGTCAAGGTTAGCGTTGTAACATCAGTCAAGCGATATTCCGTATTGTCAGCAAGTGTTATCGTTGTGCCACTTGTGACCTGCGACGGCTTAGCTTGTTTGTTGTCCCATATATTGACCTTTTCGGCGGTTATCTCATCTAAAATGCTCTTGTTATCGTGTTCATGGGCTTTATTGGCAACCGGAATATATGTGTTGTTGATAAAATTCTGCAAGCTAACATCAACCGTGCCTGCTGCGCCCTGCAAGGTAACGCCTATATATTTTGCGTACATACCTGCAAGCGCGTAATATATAGCCGTGTCAAGTCCTGCTTTTACGGTATTTTCTTCAATCTCAGCCCACGGAAATTCTGTTTGGACTTCTTCGGGCAGTTCGTAGTTGACATCTGCTGCTGTTGCTGCGCCACCGCCGCCCGATATCTCTTTGCCGTCAAACTGCAATTTTCCGTCCGCGTCTGACAGGCGGTCGAGGACGAATTTGTTATCATGGCCGTGCCGTGCGGCGGTGTTAAGCGCGATTTCGGCGGCGAGGCTGTGACTCAACCGCTCTGTGCCGTCCGGGATTGACACCTTTGCAGAGCCTGTTATCATAGGCGCATAGCCGACTCTCTCGCCGTCCGCAAAGGCGACAAGCTGCGCTGCCATGTTGCCCGGCTCGGGCACAACATCGCTCGTTATTTTGACGGTAACATAGCCGTCCGCAGGAGTCAGTAGCTCGGTTTGCAGATACTCGCCGACCGTTGATTCAAAATAGACTCTGTAGCTGTCCGCGCCCTCGAGCTCTTCGGGCACAGGCAAGGCAAGCACGGTAAAATTATTTTCGGCGCGGTAGCCGACATCATACCCGCGTGGGCGGGCATAATCAACCGTTATCGTTCTCGTCTGCATTCTTTTCCGCCTCCCCGTTCTCGCCCGCTGTGGGCGCTTTTTCGAGCTCTGAGAGCATATCGGACAACAACTCGATTTTGCCGCAAACCTTGGCAAGCTCGACCTTATTGACCTCTATTTGCTGTATCAGCTGCGCATTGTGCTTCTGCAAGGCGTCGCCCTGCGCTTTGACCTCTGCGATTTTCTTTTCGATTTCGGTTTTTGTCATAGTCATAATAGCCCCCTAAGCGAGTTTTTTGTAGTCGCCGCTGTCGTTAAATTCGGCATACAGTCCGGTGGTGTCTAAAAACAGCCGTCCGGTGTAACCGCCGCCGGAAGTAAGCTTTAAAGTCATGCCCTTTCCGTTTGTTCCGCTCGAGTAGATTTCAATTCGCGCCGGAATTGTGCCTTTTGAGTTATTAGCAAGCTGCATAAACGCTTTTGCTTCGTTTGTCGCACCTATTTCCGCACTTATATCCGTTGACCTGAATGGGGCGTGAGATATAAAACCTATACTTTCGCCGTTACTGTCAACAGTCATTATCTCGTTGACCTCGACACACTGTCTAAACCGCGCTCTTGCCTTTTCGATAAGCGCATAATCGGTCTGCCAATGTATTATTCCGGTTTTGTTCTCGTCGCTTTCGCCGAATCTAAAGCCTTTTGTGTTTATCCCATCAATGCTTGGCAACGGCGACGCAAATGTCGCGTAATAGTAGTTGTCCACCATTGCGTCAGTAACAGTCAAATAATTGTAATTTGTACCCGTCGCCATATTTGTGGCGTAGTACATTTGCAGATATCCGCCCGACAAGTCGGTTTTAAATGCATCGCTCTCTATCGACAGGCTACCGCCGTCAAGGTTTATATCGCCGCCAGTGATGTTGATATCAGAGGCTTCGATGTGCCCGGTGTCCAAGTTAAAAGAAAACTTCCCAGTCGGCGACGAAAGGATATCCGTCGTGATATAACTCGCGGAAATCTTGTTTGCGGCAATGCTTCGGATAACCGCGTCACCGTCTTTTGATACACCGTACTCCCAGTTCGGGGATCCGTTGTTCCAACCGTTATTAGTCCAGGCATAACCACCGGCGTTGCGGCAGTAGATAGTGTTGCTCCCCTCGAGCGTAGGCTTGTCGTGGTAATAAGTAATTACCGCGCCGCTGCTGTCCGCTTTACGTGTGGCATATAAGCCCATACTATTCGCAATGGTCTCGTTCAGCGCGAGGGTCGCCTGCTCAAAGTCGTTGATTTGCGCCGCCTGTTGAGCGCGGGTCTGCTCGAGTACCGCCTGCTGCTTCGGTGTAAACGCGCCCATTGTGGCATATCCCGACTGCGTTGCCGTTTCGCCCTTGCCCTCGAGCCTCGTACAGCGGTTTTGTGACTGCCACTTGACATTTGTCAGCACGACCTTTTTCGTCCCCTGCGACGTCTCAAAGTTCATCACATCGAGCGGTCTGAGGTGCGGGAAAGAGTGTGTAGTGCAGGACATAGGCGTGTATGTAAGACTGCATCGCGCGGTTTTGAGTTCCGTCACCAGTGTGCTGAGATTCATATCGCTCTGGGCAAGGAGATTGCCCTCGATATTAAAGGCATAGTCCTTTGTGCCCGCGAGGTATTCGGTCTTGTTCTCGTCGTTTCCGACAATACGCACACCGGAAAACACGATGTTGTTTTCGGCAAAGTCTGTATTGCCGGAAGTAAAACGATCTGAAGCTTTTATAGCCGTGTGTTTGGCGTTTGTCGCATACCACCCGCCTGTCAGCTTGCCGTCATAGTCAATATACAAGCTCACGCCCATAAGCTCCGCAGCCCAGACAAGCACCTGACGATAGGTCAGGTTGTCCGCCTCCGGGCGTTTTGGTATCGATACACCCCGATGCAAAGTGTTCGTCGGAAGCTTCTGCGACACCCCGCACTTTGTGCAGGCATCGGCGACTATCTGATACAGCGTTGCAGGATAGGCAAGCTCAGTATCATAGGCTCGGTTAAACTTCGCCATGCGGTCATAAGCCGTTATTTTGATGCTTCTGAGCTTGCGCGGAGGGCTGTCCACCGTGTAATAGCCGATAGGCACGGTCTCTGTTGTCGAGCCTGCGGGAAAGCTTGTAGTGACATACAGTTGTGCGCCCTCGAACACCTTGTCGTCAAACGCACCGTTGGTATTCTCAAGAGTAAAACTCAGCTCTGACATACACGCCGAGCCCAAATCAAGCTTACTGCCCGTGACGCTCGACCAGTCCACCGTTACCGCGCCGATGATGTCCTTGTCGGTGATATTAAATGCCGTGCCCTTGGTAGGCGTACAGAGGATATTGACGGACTGCACTACATCCTCTCGCAGAGCCGCAAGCCCGGCAGAAGTTATTGGATACATGACATCACCCCTTTCGCGCCACGATTTTAAAGGTCACATTGTCAACAACATTCAGACTGCTGTTGTACAGCGGCGCACTTCTGTTGCCGACATAAAACTCTTTTGTCACATATCCGCCTTCGAGCATATTTAAGTACTTGACCTTTATATACTCCGGGTTGAACATTTTCAGGATCTTGCTCGCGTTCGCTATGGACAGCCCGGAAAACTTAAGCGTTACCGCGTCGGTCTGCCCTATGCGTTTTTTGTGCATGACGACATCTTCGGTACGCCCTGCGTCGCTGGCAGAAGCGTCCTCAAGCTCCCATTTATATCCGTCCTCCGAGTCAGGATATACCGGCATAGTTACGCCGTCCACGGTAGCTATCGGATTGTCGCCGGGATTAAAAGCGGTTGCCACTGCTGTTCCACCTTCTTTCTTGACATAAAAAATAAAACATGATAAATTAAAAGGAAAAAGGAGAAATTCTGATGAAAAAATTTATTGCTTTACTTATCGCAGGTATTATGCTGATTGGGCTTTGTGGATGCGGCAATTCTACAACCACCAACTCCCCACCCACTACTCCAGATAATATCAGCAAAGTAGATTTGCCGAATGACCATTACGGCGAGGGAATGTACAAGGTTGGAAAAGACATTCCCGCCGGAGAATACTGGATAATCGCCACAGAAAAAGATTATTCAGGATATTTCTGTGTGTCGTCCGACAGTTCCGGAGATTCGATTATTTTCAACGAAAACTTTGACACTTGGGTTTATGCCACTGTCAAGGACGGCGAATACATAGAAATTACACGGGCAGAAATGTGTCCCTCGGAAAAAGCTCCGGACATGCACTTCAACAGTTCCGCTGTGCTCGAAGGGGTTTATAAGATTGGAAAGGATATTCCCGCCGGAGAGTACAAGCTCGTTGCCACTGAGGCGGGAAACGACGGTTATTACGCCGTGCTGTCGAGTTCGTACAATTACGGCGATAATATCGTTGCTAACGATAACTTCAGCAACAATGCATATATCACTGTCCAAGACGGACAATATTTGCAGATTTCCAGAGCACTTGGTGAAAAAGTGGACTGACGCAATATTACAAGGGAAAAGCCCTCTCGATTGAGAGGGCTTTTATTCGTTTATCGGAATGATTACTTTACCGGCACGCATGTTGACATTTCTAAGCTCGTTTACAATATCACCGCGCTCGTTCATAACGACAATTGTTACGGTTCCGCCATTGCTTCGTTCCATAGCTCTTTCAACACCGCGCTCAACACCCGAAGAAACACCGTCCACAATTTGGCTGTTGTTGGCAACTGCCGTCCTGCCTCCGATTTGTCCAACCATCTCGGGGCCGCTCTCTCGAGCAATAAAGAGTTGTCCGGTATCAGGATATCCGCCGGATGCATACTGCTGTGCCCCGGTAGATCGGGTTTTTACTGTCACATCGCAGCTTACACCGTTTATATTGTTGATGTTATTTTTAAGCTTGACGAGCTGATCCGAATAATACTTCGTCTTTTTGCTTGCGTCATCCATTGCAGCAGACGTGTTCTTAATAGCCTTGCGTGACTGTTCCAAAGCGTCTTCGGCATGTTCGACTTCTTTTTTAAGAGCTCGATATTCCGGACTAAGCTTTTGCGATATCCAGTTCGCGACATCACGAAAGCCACCTGATACGCCCTGATTTTTCTTGTCAAGTTCTGCCGCCTTTTCGTTTAACTTATTTTGTGCCTCGGCAAGCCTATCTGACGCAACCTTGTAATTGTCAGTCGCCGTCTTGTTGTCAATTGTTGCTTGATAAAAGGCTTTGTATGACTCAGTCAGAATGTCTTGTATTGCAGCCATTTCGGCCTGTTTCTTCAAAGCCTCTATGACCCCGTAAATTGAGTCCTTAGTCTCCACAACTACGCCTTTGGTCTCGTCGATACTCAAATGCAATCCGTCGATATTCATAGCATTCAGAGTGTCGACCTTGACGCGCATCAAGTCCATTTCATAGGCGGACTTATTTGACTTTTCGCTCAGCTGATATATCTCGTCGGTGAGCATTTTAACTGCACCGTACTCCGCACTGACGGTGTTCAATCCCTCTATCTTCTGATTAAGACCATCCATATTTTCCTTTGTTCTTTGGATGATTGCCTCAGAGGATGCGATGTTTTCTGACAACACCTTATAGGCATCGGAGGATTGGTAGGTCTTTTCTGCAAGTTCATCTGCACCCTGTTCAAAACCTATGATGGCTCCCGTGATTGCACCAATTGCCGCGACGACCAGTCCGGCCGGACCCAACGCCGCATACATAGCCACTGCAACGGCAGTAAGTCCTACTGCCATAACCGCAAGTTTCGCTTTGGCGTCTTCTGCGCCCGCGCCGAATGCCTTAAAAGCGGATTTTGCCATTGCCAGCGATGCCGCGAATCCCGCCGCGCCTATCATCGCTTTTTGAGTTGCCGACAAACCCGTTCGGAACTGTTTCAAACTGTCTTTGGCGGCGCCCGCAGCTTTCTTCCATCCATAACCTAACGCCTGTGCTGTGCTTCCTCCGGTCTCCTTTATCCACGAAAAGCTTTCAGCAAAAGTAGAGACAACTCTCAGCCCCTTAAAGCTATTCCACACACCTTTTGCGCCGGAGTACCACTTACTCAGAACCTTTACGCCGAAAGCGGCGGCCGCGCCGGCTGCAGCTCCTTTTATCACCGGCTCAAGCGCAGAGACTGTGGATTTCACTTTTTCAAGCTTCTGCTTCAGCTCCTCTGCGCGCTCTGCAAGCTTCGGGTCAATAACGCTGTCAGCGTTGGAAAATGGGCTCTTAAAATTGTTCCCCCCGCTTGATACCGTTGTGCTGCTTCCGCCGCCGCTGCCGCTATCAGATCCGGTATCCGGCGTTCCGAGACGATTGATTTCATCGATGCCGAGCAAAGCGTCCTTATAATCCTTTGCCTTTTTCGCCGCGCTGCCGAGGTTTGTGGACACTTGCTGTGTGCTGTTGGCAAGTTTAGATGTGTTTGATGATGTCTGACTCGTTGCACTCGACGTGCCGAACAATATAGCCATAACTTGCCCGGCTTTTTCGGCGAGGGCAGTCAATCTTTCAAGCAACGCCGTGACCTGCGGAATACACTGCTGCAAAGCCGGCGCAAACATTGACCCGAGCGCGCTCGACAACATTTTTGTCTGAGCTTTCAAAGCGGCCTGCGCCCCTGCGAGTGTGTTCGCATATTTCGCGGCATCTCCGGTCTGGAATGCCGTCTCCCGCATGATGCCTTGTGTCGTGGCTATGCGCTTTTCTGCGTCGGTCAGCGTTGCTGCAGTCTTGCCTATCGATGCCGCGTATTCGTCCCATATAACGGACAGGTTTTTTGTAACGCCGGCGTTGTCGACAAGAATGCTGTTTTCGTTTTTGATACCTTCGGCTGCGCTCTTGATGGCTT